AAGAAAAAGAGAGCAGCAGCTCGAGAGCAAAAAGTCTCGAGAGAGGGCAGGGAAATCGGCAGCATCCCAGAGGTGGTCAACCGAAAGCGCAGAGCATCGGCAACCAGGTCTCTCAGTTATTTTCTCAAGACCTATTTTCCCCTGACGGTTTATCTGAGCCTGAGTGATGACCACAAAGAGGCACTCAGGAGAATCGAGAAAGCGGTCAGGGGTGGTGGTCATTTTGCGTTTGCCATGCCTCGAGGGTCGGGCAAGACAACTCTGACAGAGCTCTCTGCCATCTGGGCGATTCTGACAGGCAAGCGGCGTTTTGTGATGCTGGTGGGTGCTGATAAAGATGCAGCCACAGACATGCTGGCATCGATCAAGACAGAGCTCGAGACAAATGATGACCTGGCTGCCGATTTTCCAGAGGCCTGCTATCCGATCAGGTGCCTCGAGGGTGAGGCTCGGAGATGTGCGGGGCAGTTGTGCGAGGGTGAGCGCACCAGAATCACCTGGCAGGCTGATGAGCTGGTGATGCCGAGAATCGATGGCTCAAAGTGCAGTGAGTCAGTGATCAGAGTGGCTGGCATCACAGGCAAGATCAGGGGCGCAAAATATAAAAATGCCGATGGTGAGACGATCAGGCCAGACCTGGCCATCGTGGACGATCCACAGACGGAAGAGAGCGCCCACTCATCAAAGCAATGTGATGCCAGAGAGCAGGTGATCAAAAGAGCAATCGTCAAGCTGGCAGGCCCTGGCAAAGAGGTGGCTGTTTTCATGCCGTGTACGGTCATCAGAAAAGGTGATCTTGCCGATCGGTTTCTGGATAAAAAACAGCATGCCGACTGGCATGGCCTGAGAGCAAAAATGCTCTATACATTCCCTGATAACATGGATCTCTGGGAGAAGTATGACGAGATCAGACGGGCTGAGCTCGAGGATGGCAATGAGCCCGAGTCTGCCAAGCAATTCTATCGAGATCATCTGGATGAGATGAGAGCAGGTGCTCGAGTCGGTTGGAATGAGCGTAAGTATCCACAGGATGTGGACGCGCTACAGCATGCAATGGATCTCTACTTTGATGATCCTGCTGGATTCCTGGCAGAGTACAACAATGAGCCACAGGAAGATCTCGAGGATGGCCAGGTCAAGCTGGTGAGCTCTGATGATGTGATCCTGAGAACGAATGGATACAGCCGAGGCGAGGTGCCAGCCTGGGCAACCAGGCTCACAGCCATGATCGATGTGCAGCAGGATTGCCTATTCTGGATGGTCTGCGCGTGGTCTGACTCATTCAGGGGGTGCATCATCGATTACGGTTGTTTTCCTGACCAGGGTCGCAGCTATTTTACAAAGCTGGATCTCAGGAAAACTCTCAGAAAGACACTCAAGGAAAAGAGCTATCAGGCAGCCATCAGGAAAGGCCTCGAGCTGCTGACAAAAAAACTGATGGGCAATGAGTATCAGTCAGAGTCTGGCACTGTGCATCAGATCGAGAGGCTGGTGATCGATGCCAGCTATGAGCAGACACTGGTCTACTCATTCACCAGGTCATACGGTGACACTCGAGTCACTCCCTATCATGGCAGGTATGTGGGCGCCACCTCACTGCCCTTCTCCCTATTCAAAGCCAAGCCAGGTGAGAAGATCGGCCACCATTGGATCAAGCCATCTGTGAGGGGCCAGAAACTGGCGGTCAGGCATTACGTTGCCGATGTCAATTTCTGGAAAAGTTTTGTACACAGCCGGCTCTCAATTGAGCTGGGCGTTGAGGGGGATCTCTCACTCTTTGGAACTCGCAAAGAGCAGAGATTTCACAGGATGCTGGCAGATCATCTGACTGCTCAGTATTGCATCAGAGCTGAGGCTCGAGAGCGTAAAGTGGATGAGTGGAAGCGCAGACCAGGCAGAGACCATGACTGGTTTGATACTCTGGTGGGCTGTGCTGTCATGGCATGCGTCGAGGGCTCAACTCTCAAAGAATGGTCAAGGAAGAAAAAGCGGGATGATCGAGGTGGCTCAACAGGTGGGCCACCAAAGGGTAATGTGAGTTTCTGAAAGGCAATATCTGATGGCGAAAAAAGCAACCAAGAAAAAGCCGACACAGGCGAAAACAGGCAGTAACTCTGCAGAAAAAGCGCTTGTGTCAAATTCACGCAAGCGCTCACCAGGCAGACCAGCCGGCAGTCAAAACATCGACAGGCCAGTCAGTGAGGGGGTGCTCTCGATCTGCAGCTGTGGAAGCACAGAGCGGCGCACTGTGGGACAGGGGCCACTCATCCAGGCTCATGAGCACATCCATCATGGCAATTATTATACGCACATCGTGCGGCGTAGGGTGGTCTGCAGCCGATGCGGTCAGCAGCGAATGGAGATCACAAGAGAGAATCGAGGCTCTCAGAAAAAAAATGCTGTGAGCAATAAATGAGCTGAGAGCTGCTGATGAGATCGGGTCTGCTGCCGATACTGAGAGTCATGGCAACCGATGAAGTCAAGCAAGGTCGGATTGATGAGATCGATGAGATGCTGGCCACAGGGGTCACAGCTCATACGGTTGATGGTGTGTCGATGACGATTGATCACAACTCACTCAGGAAAGAGAGAGCCAAGCTGGTCAGGGAACTCAACAGCAGTGCCATCAACAGCTCAATTGATATCTCGGGGGCATTTGGATGATCAGCAAGACGATCAGAAATGCTCGGGCAAGACGGTCGAGCCACCTGGCCACAACTGGCACAGTCACATCTGGCTATGATTCAGTAAAGACCAGCAAGCGGCGCAAGGTTCCGACAGGTCGAGTCAAGTCTGAGAATCATGTTCTCAAGATGCCAGACCGTCAAAAGATGTCAGAGAGCACCTCTGATCTCTATCGCAACTTCTCAACTGCTGCCTGGTGTGTCAGGAAACATCTCGATTTCGTGACTCGTTTCGCATTCGAGGCGCGTACTGGCAATGACGATCTCGATAAGCAGATCGATGCCATTATCAGCCGGCGAATGATGCCAGCAGGCTGCCACTCTCGAGGGCTCCACAGGTTCGGCAGACTGCTGAGGATCTGGGAGTCTCAGCGGGTTATGAATGGTGATTGTGGTGTGTTCCGTTTGCGAGATGGGACAATGCAAACCATTGAGCACGACAGGATCCGCAACCCGTCAAGGCTCGATGTGAGTAATCTCGATGGCTGGGATCTGGGAGTCAAGACAAGCGGCAGAGGCAGGCATCTGGCGTATGCAGTACACAAGAGAACTCAGCGGGGTGGGTACGAATTCGAGAGAACAGTCAGAGGCTCTGATCTCCATTTGTTCGGCTACTTTTTCCGAGAGGATCAGGATCGAGGAGTCTCACCACTCAGCTCGGCCATCAACTCGTTTCGAGATGCTTATGAGGGTCTCGATTACACTCTGGCGAGAATGAAAGTGAGCCAGCTCTTTGGGCTGGCCATCTATTCTGAGGACAATGATGCAGCAGAGCTCTCTCTCGATTTTGCAGCGGGGCCTCAACTGCTCAGGCTCGGAGATGCAGACAAAGCAGAATTTCTCGAAAGCAAGCAGCCATCATTTGAGCTGCAGCAGTTTTTTGGGATCTCGATAGGCATTGCGCTCAAGGCTCTCGACATTCCGTACTCATTTTACGATGAGGCGTACACAAATTTTTTCGGCTCAAAAGCTGCTCTGATGCAGTATCTGCAGAGCGCAGCTGAAAAGAGAGAGGATGTCAAAGAGCTGCTCAGGTGGGTCACCACATTCTGGCTGGCTCTGGCTGTGGTCGATGGTGAGCTGACTCTGCCGGCAGGCATGAGTGTCTCTGACATTGCATACGAGTGGATTCCTCGAGGGCTGCCCTGGTGGGACATGATGCGAGACATCACAGCCATTAACAAAGCCATTGAGAATCAGATTATGACCAGGACTCAGGTCAGACGAGAATTCTTTGCAGACAACTGGGAGCAGGATGTAATGCCTCAATGGTCTCGAGAGCAAGAGCTGATCGATGCAGCCACTCTGGGAAGTCAAGAGCAATCACAACCGATGAGCACAGCTGATCTCAGTGCTCAGATTGATGATCTGAGAGAGTTGATTGAGATGGGGCCAGATCAGAGAGGTGAGCACAGTGCATAAACTGAGAATCAAGAAAACAAGAGCAGACAAGTCACCAGCCATGTGCTCTCTGATGGTCGGTCATGCGGATCCAGTGAGCCATGTTGATCGTGCCTCTGGCAAATTCGGCAATGGCATGATCAGTGAGCCAGCCATGATCACTCGAGGTGAGGCCCTGGGCCACTATTTCTGGGTAGATGCCGAGATGCTGCAGTCAGTGGCCAATGAGATCACAGCAGCTGGCACCACAGGGATCAAGGCCAGGCTCGGGCATCCAAGCTGGTCAGATGACAAGACGGGTAAAGGGCTCGGCAGGTTTGTGGGTGCATCAGTCAAAGGTGATACGGTTTATGCTGGGGCGTTGCACATCAGCAAGGCCTCGAGCAAATCACCAGCAGGAGATCTGGCAGACTGGCTCACAACTCAGGCAGCCGAGGATCCAGAGGCCATTGGGGTCTCGATCTCATTCGAGCATGATTATGAGGCTGAGATTGAGTTTCTCGAGGCGCACGGTGCAGTCTGGGAAAAAGACAGTTACGGCAGATATCTCAACTTAGATGAGTTCAAGTCACCAGATCCACTCAATGTGGACAACCTGCCACATGGCAGGCTGCAAAAACTGAGAGCGGCAGACATTGTTGACACACCAGCAGCAAATCCTCAAGGCCTGCTCTCAGAGTGCGATCAGGCAAATGAGGCAGATGAGCTGATCAGATACA